AGGAGGGTTCCTGTTCCCAATCTGGGAACCGATAGTCGTGTGACCGACTTTCGCGTTCCTTCATTCTCAGGCCTTTGGCCAAAAGAAGGAGGTGCGGTGGTATGTCGAACCACCAACATCACGTGAATGAGGTCGTGCTGGCTTCGATTCCACTCTCAAAGGAGATGAAGAGATTCTATCTCCGAATCTTCAAGAGAATGGTTGAGAACAATGGCTCAGCTTTTGCTTGTGATCGCTTTAAGGCATTACGAGAGACCCTTATGGGCTATCGTGCCGATAGGCATCGTAAGCAGAACCTGGAATTCTGGATGGACCGGAGCGGATTCCACAAATGTGGATGGCTCAGGAAGCTTTTCAGATACATGGATACTCAGCCAGAGTACCTCATGCAATTTGTGAAGCTTTACTGCGGCCCGAACGATCCCAACGTCTCCGTCGGGGAGGCGGCAGAATCCCAGCACCAGACCCTGATTAAGGCCGAAAGCATCCGTAAGGAGACACCGCGATTTATGTCGCTGTGGCTCCACCACGTATGCCGGGGACGAGCTTGGTCTCGGAGATCGTATACCTCTAAACAGGCTACGAAAAACCGCGGTCGATGGTTTTACAACTTTGTTGTAAATCATCCATACGACTATTACCTTGCTTATCTCCGTAAGTGGAGACGTCTGCTCCGGGTGATTCCCGTATCAGATGAATCTGCAAAAGCTGAAATGGTGAGGTTAGAACCACAGCCTGAGATGTATGTCGATTTCGACGGAAGGCTAGATGTGATGGAATCCGAGTCTCTTGACAAGGATCTCTGGAACTTCTACCAGATGGAGGAGTTGGCGTATTATCCCTACGCTGAAGGGGGACCTGGCATTTCACCTAGATCTTGGTCCTTTGTTGCTTCGCAACTTAACCCTACTTTAGGGTGGGCCTTGACCGATGATGAAGCCATCCTCGGGTTCAAACCCAAAGATGCCTCGCTTCTTGATGGGTCTTACGTCGGCAACATCCACCATATTCCCAAGAAAGGAACTACGAAGAGGAGAAGCATTGCTGCTCCTAATCGTTTTCTTCAAATGGGCATGGCTCCAGCTGATTTACAGCTGTCCCAAGTGCTCAAGCAGCTTGGGTCCAGAGAACTTGGCGGGAGGGATTGCACTTATGAGCAGTTCCGTTTTGACCGCATGCTCTCTCAGAGGATCTCTAATGAGAACCTGTATTGTGGCTCTGTTGATCTGCATCAAGCGACAGATCACCTTCCCTTCCAATGGATGAAGACCATTTGGTCTGAAGTCTTTGATGGAAGAGTTGGAGATCTGGTCCAGCGCTCTTGGCAGCTTTTCATCGAGGTTGCTGAGGGGGCATGGCTCAACGCCGGGTACCGAGATCGATGGACAACGGGGCAGCCCCTTGGGGCTCTTCCGTCGTTCCGCTGTCTCGGCTTGACTCATAATCTCCTTCTGGAGAGTCTGAGCTTTACTCTCGGCTATGGCCATAGTCCCTATTGCGTTCTTGGAGATGACGTAGTCATGCTCAGTAAGAAATTGCGTAAGCAATACATCAAACTGATGCAAAATTGCGGCATTCCGCTTTCCTTGCAGAAAAGCTACGAAGGGAACCTTGTTGAGTTCGCGGGAAAACTGTTCATTCGTGGACAGGCCCCGTTCTTCACAACGGACCAACGTGCTATCACCTGGGAAAGTCTGTTCGATTACCAGTTTGCTACTGGGGTTAAGATTGACTTTGGTCATCTTCCTCAGGCTATCCGGAAACGGATATGGCAGATCTGTGCTAAGAATGGTGTCTCGAAGGGCGATAGTAAGGCAGTGTACCAATTCGCTTACGCGATGGGAGCACAGCCCCGTGGTTCCCACTTAGTCGATTACTCGATTAAGGGACTCACTGAACCTCAGTTCCTGTCAGCGGTGGAAGAGTTTTCACGCCTTCTGGCTGAAGACGATGATCCTCCCTTGGCCCCTGACTGGTTCAGTGGAATTGTACGTGTCCATGGTCATCCTGTAACCTATCTTGATTATGGCTATGCTGAAAAGCATGGTTACAAGCAACGTTACAGACACGTGGCACCTACCTGGTACCGTGACAAGTACCGTCCAGTAGCTACCGACAAACTGGTCCATTGCGCCAGCGCTGCTCTTAGA